TGCACGGCCAGGTGGTGAAGCACGAAGGCTTTCACGTCCGAGGTCGCGATCATGCGCATCAGGTACGGATGCTCGGCCGGGGTAAATTCCGGCTGTTCGTCGGATTCCGAAGCCGCCGTTTTCACGGCGTCCCAATCCAGGATTAACTTTTGGTCCTCGACAGCTTTCGTGTCGGCGGCGACGATCTCGGCTTGCAGTGCCTGCAGCGCGGTCTGGTTGGCCGTTGTCTCGGCTGCGGTGGCGAGGCCATCCTTGGCTTCCTTGCGCCGGTCCCACGCACTAACGGCGCGGGTATACTCGACGTCGGTGGTAAACGCCTGGCGCCGGGGCTCCGGATCTTCGTCGACCACTGCCGCGGCGGCAGCGGCGGCCGGGGCTGCGCCGCCCTTCAGTTTCGCCAGCTCGGCTTCGGCGATTTCACGCCTGGCCTTCTCGGCGCCCAGGGCTTGCTGCGCGTTATTCAGCGCGCGGCGGTCCTGCCGGTTGGGCTTGGCCGGTTCTGCGGCTGCGGCTGGGGCCGCTACTTTCGGGACATAAGGGACTCCGGTGCGCCGGGCTGTCTCTTTTTCGTTTTGCTCGGTGATATAGGCGGCCGAGTCAAATACCGGTTTGACGGTGGAGGCCACCAGGGTTTCTGCCATGCACCTCTGTAGTCGCCACCCTGGTCGGATCAGTGTCCATATCAGTCTCCCTCTGGCTGTGCCGCTGCCGCGGCCTGGTCGCTCGCCTGGCTGTCGGTGGCGTGTTGCTGGGCAGAGTCCTGGGACGCCGCGGCGGCTGCCTGGTCGCTGCCCTGCGCGCTGGCGTCGGCCGCCTGGCTGCTGGATTGCGCGGCCGCGTCGGCCGCCTGGCCGCTCGCTAGTTGCCGCGCCTCGTGTTGATGGTCGACGGCCTGTATGGCCGTTTCGTGGGCGAGGCCGGTCAGGTGTTCGAGCTGGTCCTCGTCGATCTGCGCGCGATCGATGCCGCCCTTGATTTCGGCGGCTCTCAGCGTGGTCAGGCTCTGCAGCTCGGCGATATATTTCTTCGCGTCGATTTCGGGCTGCTTGGATTGGATGATCTGGTGTAGCTTTTGGGCCACAGTCAACAACTGCTGGTTTTGCTGGGTGAGCTGCTGGTTTTTCTGCTGCATCTGCTCGGGGCTTCCGGGGTCGCCGCCTTCGAGCGAGTCGGCCATCTGCTCGATCTGCGGGTTGCCCTGGCCGATGATGCGCAGGAATTGGGCGCCGACGCCGGGCGCGGCTAGTATCTGCGGCGCGACGTGGAACACCTCGGTCATCTTGTCGATCGCGTCGTCGTTGCGGGTCTGTTCGTCCTTGGGCGCGGCCGTCACGCGCAGCGAATACTGGCCCAAGATCGAGTTTGTCTTGCCGTTTTTGTATTCGAGCACGCCTTTGTCGTTTTTCTTGCCGCTCGCGGGATCCATGCCGGCCGGAATGCCGCGCTGCGCATCGCCGGGGAATTCCTGATTGATTGCGACCTGCTCGTGTTTGGAGTCGGCGCGCACGATGGTTCTGACGCGCGGGCCGTCCATGATCTGCGGCAGAATAATCGCGGCCTGCTGATAGGAGAGCGCGACGGCGCGGTGGAGCTGATCTTGCCAGTTGACCGTGCCGACGTTGGTCTGCGATTGCAGGGCCTTGATGGCTTCCCCGCTTTGCGCATCGCGCGCGCTCTGCACGCTCGGATCAAAAAACACCGAGGTGGAACTTTTGATTTGCTCTCTGAAGAATGTGGCCAGCTCCAGCACGCGCTGGATGGGCGCTTCCCAGGTGTTGCGCTGGGGCGCGGGCAGCAGCTCGGCGGCCTTGGTCGTCGGGTTGATCGCAAACGTCGGCTTCAGTTCGAGATAGGCGGTCGTCCGTGTGTTCGCCGTATCCCACGGATTAAAGCCTTGCGCGTTGGTGGTGTTGAATTGCCCGAGCCATCCTATCCAGGGCGACCTGGTCATCGAGCCGACCGCTTCGGCGGCCGACGCGGCTGCGTAGTTCAGGCCGCGCTGCGAGTCCGCGGCGCCGTCGATCAGCGAGAGGCGGTGGAGCTTCCCGTTAATGTAGATTTCCGGTCCCATCACCCAAAAGAAGGGCGGGATGGTGCCAGGCCAGGCGGTTTCCGATAGCGTGTCGAGTGCGGTCACGACATATTTCGTCACTGTGCGCCGCGGCTCACTGCGCGAGATCTTCTTGCCGTCGTCATCTGCCTTGGGCGTGACGCCGGCCGGCACGCTCTCGCTTTTAAACCGCAGGATGTTGTCGGAGAAGAGGGTCAGCTCCTCGCGCTGGACCTTCACGCGATAGAATTCGCAGACGTAGTAAGGGCCGCGGTTCGACGCGCCGCCGGTCCACTCGTTGACCGTGGCCTGATCGCCGCGCCATCCGAACGCGTCCTGCATCCATCCGTTGCCGCGGTCGAGCAAGCCGCGGTTCAGCACTTTCAGTTTCGCGCCATAGTCCTGGATCATCTGCTCGCGGCCGAGCACGCGGAGCTTGCCTGCCCACATCGCGTCCTCGCGGCAGCCGCGGCGCGCGGTCGGGTCGCAGAAGACCATCGCCGGATCTTCCACTTCCTTGACGACCATGCGCTGCGCCATCGAGCGTTCGTTTTCGTATTCGGTCCCGAGTTCGAAGACGCCGAAGTTGCCGGCGCCGGCATACCGGATGGCCGTGGTGTAGGCGACGGGCGCGTTCGAGCGATATTCATACTCGCGGATCAGGCCTTCTAGAATGTCGGCGCCGTCCTTGTCGGCCTGACCGCCCACCGGGTGGGCCTGCGGGCCGGGCGGGTTAGAGCGCGCTTCATTTTCGACCTGGTCGACGGCCGTTTTCAGGCAGTTGATCGTCATCCACGGCCGGTTATTGCCGGTACGCTCTTCGATCTCGCCGGGGCGCCACTGCAGCTCGCCGCCCACCCACATCTTGAGTGACGCGACGGAGTTTTTGCGGTTGTCGACCGTCGCGTTCTGGTACTCCTCCCAGCAGCGGCGGATGAAACGCGGGATGTCTTTTTCGGCTTCGGACTGGGGATCGAGGTCTGGCATGATTTACTCCGGGAGCAGCGGGGTCCATACAGAAAGGCCGGCACCGCCGCCACCGCCCGTTGCGCTCTGCAGTGCGCCCATGTCGAGCGCGCCGGTTCCAAAGGCCACGCCGCCGATGGCCAGCGCGCCGGGGAATCCGGCGCCCTTCGCCACCACGCCGCCGCCGGCTATCGAGTTCAGGGTGAAAGTGTTGGCGGCGCCGTTAGTGAAGGGATCTGCGGTGCCCGCGACCGAGTGCGCGCCCACGGCCAGGCCGAAGCGCGCCGCGGTGGTGTTGTTGTAGAGGAAATTGTAGTCCTCGAAATTGTTCTTCGCGTTGGAGGTGCCCGACTGCAGATTGATGCCGTATCCGCCGTTGCTCGCGATAATGCTGTTGGCGATCCACACCGGGGAGACCTCCGTGGCGCATCCCTCGTTGACGATGCGTATGCCATCGCCGGCGTTATTGTAAGAGACCACGTTTGTCAGCCGCACCCAGATACACTGCGACTGATCGAGGAAAAACCCAAAGTTCCCGGCGCCGGTGATATTCGCTGCGATGCAGTGATCGCAGACTCCGAACGCGATCCGAAAGCCGGGCTGCGCCGTCGAATAAGCGATGCAGTAGTAGCAGTCGTTCAGCGAGGTAAGCATGTTAAACGCGGGGTTCGCCGAGGAGCCGCCGGTCACGGCGCAGAAGCGGCAGACCATGCCGTTCCCGGTCGTTCCGAACGCGAAATTGAAGCCATAGCTCCGGTTGTTTTTGACCAGGATATTTTCGAGCGTGAAGCGCTGATTGGCCACCGCCAGGCCGGCGCAGGAGGCCTGAGCGTTGCAGTCCAGAATGAAATTCCGAAACACCACCCCGTACTGCCCATTGTTGCCGCCCATGGTCCAGAGCGAAAAGCCGCCGGCCGAAGCCTGCATGGTGGCCGAGCCTCCATCGCCGCGCGCTGCGGTGTAGCCCTCGACGAAGGGGAAGCAGGTTAGTGCCGTAATGGCGCTGAAGTTCCAGGTGTGGCCGGCGGCGACCACATAGGTCGCATCGGCTTTGACATAGGCAGAATTGCAGTTCTGCATGTCGGCGTTCAAATTCGCGAAGGTGTCAAGCGCTCCACCCAGGGCCGCGGTGCCACCGATGGAGGCGGCCACGGCGATCGCGCGATCGACGGTGGCCGTGCCTAGGGACACGCTCAAAATTTCATAGCGACCGGTGGTCCACCCGGTGCCCGCTGTTACGTTCAGGCAATTCCCCACTGACGCCGCCGAGAAGGGCGTCGCTGCCGAGGTGATGGTGGTGGTGGACGGCGCGACTATGTCGGTGTAGGCGGTAAAGGGCGCGGTCGACTGGCTGCGGTCGGTGCCGGGGGTGCCGACGCCTGGATCGAAGCATCCGGCATTGGTAGCGGCGCCGGCATGCTGCAGCTCCCATACTGCGGTGGTGGCTAGTGCCGCGCGGGCATCGGGCGCGATCGAGAGCAAAAGATAAATACCGACGAGGCCTTTGAGGATGGTCTTCACTGGCGCGCCGCCGAATAGGAGAATGTGATTGTGCAGGTGCCGCTGGTCGCGATCGTGAGGTTCTGGGCGCTGCCTTGCGTACCGAAACTAAACCGCGAAAGATCGAGCGGAAAGGTGGCGCCGGCGCCGACGTTATAGATCGGGCCGGTGGTCCCGCTGCCAACGTTGGACGCGGTCCAGACCGTCATGCCGCTCGGGCGCTGCGTTCCTGGTAGGAGCACTTCGCTGCCTGCGGTCGCCGTCGCGGGGGTGCCGTTCCAGGAGAGCGTGGCCGTCTGCGCCGCTAGGCAGTAGACGCTGGCGCCGGCAAGCGTGGCCGAGCCAAAGGTAATCTGGCGGCCATTCGCGGGAGGCTGTTGCATTGTGAGCGCGGTGGTCGAGGCGGTGGCGATGTAGCTGTCGACGCCTTGGCCATAGACGGCGCTGGCGAGGACGAAGAGCGAGGCCAGTAGCGTTTTCACTTTTTGCAGCCTCCCATCAGGTCGGAGACGGTCATCTTGCTTTTGCCGCCGCCCTTCATCGAGGCGGCATACTGCTTGGCCTTCGCGGCCATCGCGGCGGTCATCTGTTTGGCTTTCATAGGGTCCTCTTATCCAAAAGGCGTGTATTGCGTGTGCGGCTGCTGCTTGCGTGGGGCTGGCTCAACTATCGGCGCGACGGGCTGCGCGAACGTGAGCACCAGGGCGTCGCCATCGTCGGGCGAGGCGACGCCGCGTTTCTGCATCTCGGCTTTGGATTCCAGCACGAGCTGGTTGGTCCGGTTGAAGTGAAATCCAGGCCCGGTCAAATCGACTTCGAGCTGTTCGTCGTTCGGGTCGATGGCGCCCTTCGGCAGCCACTCCTTCGTCTGCGTCCACATAAACGCGCGCATGTTTGCGAAGTGCGCCTCGTCGGGCGCTTTGCCACCGAAGTTGATTTCGGCGACGCGGTCACCATAGCCCAACATCTGCAGGCGCTCCACGATGGGCGCTCCAAAGGCCGAATCGATAAACATCATCGATACGTAGCGAGCCGGATCCTCGTCAAAGGTCACGGCTAGAACCTCGGCCAGCTTCGCGATCATCACTTGCCGGTCGCCTTTGGCGCCCGAGAGCCTGATAGGTGGTACTGTCCGCGAGTCGAAGCCGCGCCTGAAGCGCACCACGTTCCACGCGGATCCGCCGCCCGAAACGTCTACGCCGGCGATCAGCGGGTCGTCGTCGAGCGAGAGCGGTTCATTCTTCTGTGCCGCCTGTATTCGATCGAGGCCGATATATTGCAGCTCGCTCGCGTTGGGCGGGAGGCCCTTCACGCGCACGCGGAAGAAGTCGCTGTCCTCGCCGTAGTCGCGCGCCCACTGGGCGATGAGTTCTTTATTCGCGAAGCTGGACGTTCGGGAGTCGATCGAGCGGTGGTTCCAATTCGGCCGGTCCTTGCCGAAGGTCACATTGTGAAACTTGCCGGTGTTGCGCGTCGGGTTGCCGAAAAGAAAAATCATCGGCTCGCCATCGGTCAGGCCGCCTTCTTCGACTTCATGGATCAAATCCGAGACCGCGCTGTCCTCGTCGTTGATGTAAAACGACGTGCTGGTCAGGGAGTGCTGGCCGGCGAAACCTTCACTGTTCTCGTCGCGCGAGGTCTGCGCGCTGCAGAACCAGGTCGACGGGTAATCGCGGTTATACATGCGATCGCCGGTCAGCCTGAACCAATCAGCCGTGATGCAGAGCGCGGTCCATTTCTGAATCTGCGCCCAGGTTTTCGTTTGTAGCTGCGTGAACGTGTTCGCGGTTATCGTGCCCTGCGCGTGCGGCCTGGTCGACATGATCCAATCGACGACCCACGCCACCAGCGCGGACTTCCCGATGCCGTGCCCGCTCGCTACAGCGAACCGTAGCGGCAGCACGGTGTGGAAGCCGTCAAAGTTGCGTTTACGCACTTCCTTGCCGATATCGACCAGAATGTCGCGCTGCCATTCGTCTGGCCCTTTGTGGTGCTCCAGGATCGTGCCTGGCTTTCCCCACGGATAGGACAGGCGCACAAACTCCAGCGGGTTGGCATAGCACTTGATCATCTCGTCGCCCAGGGTGAGCTGGGCCTGGCGCGGCGTCGTCATTCCTGCTCTGCTAGCAGCGCGGCCGCGGCCGCGGCTTCGAGATTTTCCTGGTTCATGCGGGCGCGCGCCGAGTTCAGGCGCTGAACGAGTTCGATGGGGCCGCCCTCAGGGCCGCTGATTTCCGTTTTCTGCGAGTACTTCTTCGGCTTGAAGCCGCGCAGCAGCGTCATCATCACGCCGTCCGAGTAGCGGCGCACGGCGCCGATCGGCCTGCCCTGGTAATAGACAGCTTCCATCACGCCTTCGGTGGCGCGGCCGACCGCCACGCTTTCGAGAAAGTCGCCGGCCTGGCGCTCTGCGTCCAGGAAGGCCTTCTGGTATTTGGGGAAGTTGTCTAGCCAGCGGTAGTGCAGGGAGCGGTCGATCTTCGCGGCCTCGGCGGCCTTCGTGATGTTGGCGGTCTGCGCGTATGCCTTCAGGAACACGCGCATGCTGATGTTCTCGGCACTACGCGGCATTCTTCTTCCCTGCTCTTGCGGCCTTAACCTCCGCAAATGTTCGGCCGTCTCCCGCGAGCGTCGCGACCTTGCCGGTGTAAATCTGCCAGCGTTCGACGATGACGTCGGCATAGGCTGGATCCAGCTCCATCAGCCGCGCGCAGCGGCCAAGTTTTTCGCACGCGATCAGCGTGGATCCGCTGCCGCCGAAAAGATCCAGGACGATGTCGCGGGCCTTCGAGCTGTTTTCCAGTGCGCGCTCGATCAGCGCGATCGGTTTCATCGTCGGGTGCAGCCGGTTAGCGGCCGGCTTGTTGGCTGCCCACAGCGTCGACTGTGTCTTGTCGCCGAACCAGCGATCACTCTGCCCGCGCAGGTGGCAGTAGAAGATCGGCTCATGCTGAAATTTGTAGCGGCCGAATCCCCAACCGAAAGTGTTCTTTGCCCAGATGATCTGCGTGCGGATGCTGAACGCGCTGGACTCGAGGGCGTTCTGAAATTCCCGCTGAAAGAGCGACGGGTGGCAAACGTAGAGGCTGGCGGCCGGCTTCATCGCGCCGGCGAACGCCTTAAAGGTCGCGCCCAGGAATTCGATAAACTGCGGCGCCGTCATGGCGTCGCCTTTCAACTTCAGACGTTTCTTGGTGTAGCCGGTGTAGTCGACGTTATAGGGCGGATCGGTGAAAACCAGGTCGGCCTTGCCGGCGTCGGCTGCGTCTTCGGCTTCCCCGATCGCGGGCGCCGTGAAGGCAATCGTCGCGCTGCCTGGCTCCAGAAGCTTCTTGGTCGCGTCGGGCAGCGTCGCATCGGCACAGAGCACGCGGTGGAGGCCCAGGTTCCATAAGTCACCCAGCAGCGTCGTGGGGCGCTTGGGGGGCGTGGGGGCTGTGTCCTCGTCCTCAGGCGGCGGGGGCCGCATCAGGCTGTCCAGCTCGCCGATATCGAAGCCGGTCAGGGCCATCCCCATGGCCTGCAGCTCGGCCAGCTCCTCGGGCAGCATAGCCAGGTCCCAGGTAGTTTCGTCGGCCGACCGATTGTCCATGATCCGGTAGGCGCGCACCTGGCGCGGCGTGAGGCCTGCCGCGACGTGAACGGGCACTTCCGTCATCCCGAGGGCCTGCGCGGCCATCAGGCGGGTGTGGCCGGCCACAATGACGTCCTTGGCGTCGCACACTATCGGCTGGCGCCATCCGAATTCCTTGAGCGAGCTGGCCAGCGTTTCGATGGCGCGCTCGCTCAATTTGCGGGCATTCTTCGCGTAGGGGATCGGCCGCGCGATGGGCCACATCTCCACGGTGAGGCGCTCGTGCGGCGCCGGCGGCTGGTTCTTCTTCGCGGCCATTTACGCGGCGGCGGGGGCTTTCAGCGCGGCCAGTAAGTTGGCGGCTGGGGTGGGCGCCGGTGTGCTCTTTTTGAAGACTCCGGATGCGTTCAGGCTGCCCACGACACTATCCACCACGGCGCTGATGGCGGCGACGTGCGATTCGGGGACGGTTTCGCCGACCTGGGCCGCGATCGCCAGGCTGTTCATCACCATCGCCTTTTTGGTGGCGCCGGGCGCCGTCACGGCGGCCTCGATGCCCATTACGGCTCTGAGGATGGACGGCAGGTTCTGGAGAAGGAAAAGAAAGATCGTCATTGTGGTGGTCCTTGTGTCTGGGGTGAACTGCTTTACGCCTGGGTGAACCAATCGCGGATCTTGCCTTCGACGAAGCCTTCGGTGAAGAGCGCGGGCTTGTGCTCGATCCCGATGTGGAGTGCGGTGCCGCTAAAAACGTAATCGAGCGTGACGCCTCTCGCTGCCAGCTTGCCCTGGTCGGCGTCGGAGTCGGCCGTCACGAAGTGCTGCGTGATCAGGCGGTAGCGCGCGGCTTCAAACTCGGCGCGCGTCATGGGGATGGCGAATGTCTGTTTCATGGTTTTAGATAGACTCCGTCGTTCAAGCCGCCGGCATCGCCGCCGCGATCGCCGCGGCCTGCGCCGCCGGCAGATGCGACTCGTAACGCGTCTGGTACATGCCGGGATGGTCGATATACCAGCACGTCGACAGGTTCTTGTTGCTGCGGTTCCACAGCACGAAGGCCGCGTGCGCGTTGGTTGCTGGGTCGAGCAGCTTGTTCTCAGCGTTAATGCCGAAGGCCTTCATGCGGGGCACGGACAGCGTGCCGGCCATGTTGATCTGCCAGAGCCCGTAGCTACGATCGCCGGTCTGCGCGTCGCCGTTGAACGCGTTCGGGTTGCCCGACGATTCGCGCAGCGCGATCGCCGTCATGGTTACGGCCACCACCGGCGGGAAGCCGGCGGCGCGGGCGAGCGTGTAGATTTGGGCGGCGGTCAGCATTAGTCGTTCAATCCGTAGCGGCAGGTTCCGCAATAGTAAGTCGCGAATCCGAGTGCGTCGTGGTAGTTGTCCAGCGTGTGCCCCTTGTTCCACCGACAGTGCCACCAGATCTTCAGGAAGTTCATCATTCACCTATTCCCGCCGAATAGCGCCTCGCCGAGCGCGTCGCCGATCCCGTTGCCGAGGTCGGCCAGCTTCTCGCGCCACGTCTTTTTCGGCGGCTTCGGTGGCTTTGGTTTCTCGTCGTCCATTTAGTTCCGCAGCACCGACGTCGCGTTGCCTTGCGGCTGGATGATGATGTGCTCGGCGTCGCGTTCTTCGATCACGATTCCGATCATTCCGGACGTGGCGCGCTCGATCGCGTCGGTCACGTTCAGGCGGCCGTCTTTGCGCGTCGCCAGGTCCATCGATGGAACCTTGCGCAGCCAGGCGGCGGCGAATTCTCCGTTGAGGAACATTCTGTTCCCGGCTTCCTTCGGCTCGTTGCCGAAGCGGACCATGTCGCCCTGGCGCGAGGCCAGCAGCATGCCATCGGCGCGATAGAGATCTTCGCGGTCCTGGCTCAAGGTCTTCATGATGATGTGTGTGGTTTCTTCCAACGGTTCCTCGTTTCGTGCGTTGACTAGGGCGTGCGCGGACTCAACGATGCAGTCGGCGCAGCGGAGTTTGTTTCCGGAGACCACGCGGCCGCATAGGCCGGCGCAGTGGTGATTGCTGGTAAATTTCGGCTGGCTCATGTGGTGGCCTTCAGGACGTCGGCCGCGTCGACCTGCACGCAGACCGACCGCTGCAGCATTTCGATGCGGATAATCACTTCGGTGCCGCGCTTGGTGCGCTGAACGATGCCCTTGACGCCGGCGAGCGGACCTTTGTCGATCAATACTTCATCGCCGCTCTGATACTCGCAGCGTGTGACCGGCAGCCGGGCGGCTAGGGCGCGGCGCACGTTCTCAATCTGTTCGCGGTCGACGGGCTGGGGGTTGAGGTTGGTGGGTAGCACTTTAATGATGCCGGCGATGCGCAAGATCTCGCGGCGCGGCCGGACGATTGTTTCCGAAGGGCGGCCTTCGCAATTCACGAACAGGTAGCCGGGGAAGAGCGGCCGGATCGTTGTGGTTACGCGATCGCTCCACTGGGTCTTTTCGGCGTAGGTGGGCAGGAAGGCTTCGATTCCGTAGCCGATCAGGGCGCTCTCGACCACGAATTCAGCGTTGGCCAGCACGTGCAGCGCATACCAGGAAGACGCGCGGGGCGCGCGAAGGAGTGCGCGCGCTCCCGCTTCGTCTGTCACAGGCGCCGGAACTTTGCGCTGTGCTGTCATGCTTTGTAGTCGCCATGCGGCTTAAATCAGGTGTGCTGGTTGCCGCTTCTAAGTTGGGCTTCGAGTGCGGCGCGCTGCGTTTCCAACTCTGTGATGCGCGCCTGGAGGGCGGGGAGGGCGCGTTCCTGCTTTGCAGCTTCTGGCAGATCGCCG